CTTCTGGGATCGATGACACGTTCTGTGCGATGACGGGCGTCTCACACGCCAGCGCCTCCGCGTTGGTAAGACCGAACCCCTCGCCCCACGAAGTGGAGACGACCAGATCGGCCGCGTTATAGAGGATCGCCAGGTCCGACTCGGGCCACCCTTCCCGGGTGTTGTGGTTGCCCGGCGTGAAGAACCGCTTGGCGATGTCAGGTTCCCGGCTGAAGAGCTGCGGCAGCTCGACGCCGTCGTCACCACTGGCGAGGCAGTGGAAGTGGACCTGGATGTCGGCGTGCCGCTTCATCACCGGCACGAGTGCCTTCCAGGTCGCCGCGAAGTCCTTGCGGCGGCTGTTGCGATCCACCCGGACGATGAGGAAGCCATCCGGGTCGTAACCCAGCGCCTTCTTCGCCTCCTTCTTGGAGCGGACGAGCATCCCGCCGCTCGACTTGATCGGCTTGAGCCGCACCGGCCGGAAGGTGTCGGTGTCCACCCCGTGGTACGCCAGGTCAGCCTTGGGTGCCCAGGTCAGTCCGTGCTTCGCCATGACGACGGGCCGGGTGATGATCTTGAGCGGGTCCCAGGCCGAGGGCTGGTTGATGCCGTCCACGGGCATGTACGCCAGCAGGGGTCGGTACTGGAGCAGGATCTTCTCGGTGTCCCACTTGTTCCGGTAGAGGAACTTCATGAGCGGGTAGGGATCGTTGAGGAGGACGACCACCTCTGGCTCGACAGCGGCGAGCATCTCGACGTACCTGCTCTGGCCGTACAGGTCCGTGGGGACCAGCTTGTTCGCCACGTACAGCTTCAGGTTCGTGTCCCAGTGGTCGCCGTCGTAGTTGACGGCCAGGACGTGGATGTCGTGCCCGTAGTCACGGACCAGACGCTCACCGATGCTGTGGGTGACCCGGCCGAAGCCTGTGTGACAGCCTGCGTCACCGAGCCAGAGAACCTTGGACATGCTCTCTCCGATTAGAACTGGGTGAAGGGAACTTCCACGAGGTCGTAGTCCACCTCCCAGTACAGGTCCGAGGTCACGGTCCCGTCCGCCTGGGTGGTTGGGTCAGAGAACATCCAGTTGAGCGCGAGGCCGTCGCCGGACTCGAGTGTCGTCCCCTGGTTCAGCGAGATGCTCGTTGAGCCGAAGACGGACCCCTCGTAGTTGAAGTTCGGGGAGTCCATGAAGCTGAAAGCAACGTCATTCGCGCCCAGAACCGGCAGGTGAGAACCGCCGTTGAACGCCGGGGACGTGTAGTCCAGACGCCATCGAAGATGGGCGGGCAGGATGAACTTCCCGGTCTGGGCTGCCACCAGCTCGAAGTAGTTGTCGCCACCAGCGACTCGGGCCGCCTCGAGCTGGGCTGCGGTGATCGTCCCCGAAGCGGTGTAGGCCCCCCGGCCATTCACGATCTGGGACTTGCGATGTCGATGGTTCCGAGTCCACTCACCCATGTTCATCGCCTCCGGATCGTCACTTCGTGCATCGTCGCCGTCGTCTGCTTCTTGCCGTCCGGGTACGTCACCTGCCACTGAACCCCGTAGTCCCCAGGGACTGCGGTGTCGTTGGGCCCCATGACGTACCGGACATCGCCAGAGATGGCGGTCACGATGTCTGCCGGTTCGTCCACCATGAGCCGCCTGTCGGTCAGTCGGCGCATCTGGAAGCGGACGCTGCAGTTCGTCAGGTCCTCAAGATCGGCGGTGTCACCCGCCGCGTGGATGGTCCCGGTGATGACCGGTCCGGTATCACCGACCACCAGGATGTCGGTCACTGGTGCCTCCTCAGAAGCCGGTCTCGGCTTCGATCATCCGCATGGATGACGTGAAGCCGAGCTGGCTGATCTCGGTGGTCGCCTCGATCATCGGGATGACGAACGTGGCGTCGATGTCCGGTAGCACGGCCAGTCCGCACACCGCGTCGATCGTGAACGATCCGGAGATGGTCCGGACCTTGACCGAGGCGAGCGTGAAGGACCCCTGTCGGGTCGCCTTGATGAGTGCGTCGGCGCTGAAGCTGCCTGTACGCTGGGAACGCAGAACCGCCGCTGCATCGAAGGAGCCCGTACGCTCCCTGCGGACGATGGCATCCACCGTCGCGCTGTTCTGGCGCTCTCGCTGAAGGATAGCATCAGCGGTGAAAGAAACAAGTGTCCTTCGCACAAGCCAGGCGTCAACGGTGAACGAGGACACGCCGGTCGCGCGGATGTCGGCATCGACCTGGAAGCTTCCGGAGTTCGTCCGCTGCAGGACCGATGCGATGGAGAAGCTGGCAGAAGCCGTCCGCTTCAGAACAGAAGCAGCGGAGAAGCTGCCGGACTCCACCCTCTCGAGGATCGCGTCAGCGGTGAAGGAACCCGACTGGGTGACCGCTGACGGGTCGATGTGGGCGTCGATGGAGAACGACCCGGCCTGGATGCGCTTGACCAGGGCGTCCACGTTGAACGCACCGTTCCGCGTTGCGAACAGGTTGGCGTCCAGCGAGAACGACCCGGACACCGTCTTCTTGATGACGGCGTCGATGGTGAAGCTGCCCTGACCGGCGACGGCCTTGACGGCGTCGATGGTGAAGCTCGAGGACCGGGTCGCCTTCAGGACGGAGTTCGCGGTGAACGACGCCGTCTGGGTCGCCTTGATGATCGCGTCGAGATCGACCGAGAAGTCAAGGTTGTAGGCCGTGACCGTCCGGACGTTCCACTCGACCGGCTTCCACGAGTTCTTCGTGTTGGCAGCGATGCCCTTGTAGCCCTGGGTGGTCAGTCCGGTGATGACCTGGTTGATCTGCCATCGGGGCTCGGGGTCGCCGACGCGCCAGACCTTGCCCTTGACCCGGGACCCCTTGACGAAGCCCTTGATGTAGAACTCGTCGTCATCAGCCCACGCACCCAGATACGAATGGAGGCTGACTGGACCGTAGACGACGGAGTTGTAGCCGCTCCGGATCTGCAGGTCGGTCGTGTTGTCGGCGTTGAGGAGCAGCTCGACGGCCACGTAGGTGGCGTCGTAGTAGCCCATCCCGCCCGTCTCACCGGAGTGGCGGAGGTAGACGGCGATGCGGGTCGATCCCACGACGGGGTTGCTCGCCTGGGCGATCTTCACCCGGGCGCTGATGGAGGCTCGCTGGTACGTGCGGCGGTGGATGTAGCCGCCACGCTCCGAGTCGAGGACGGTGTTCGAGTCGTCGTAGACGAACGCGCCCTTGGTCGGGTTGCGACCCAGCTCCGCCGTGCTGTTCTCGATGCCGCCGATCATCGTCCACTTCTGGTCCCACGGACGGTTCCAGGTCCCAGCGACGGTGGCGGGGTCATCGAATGGGTCATCGACGATGATGGCGGGGACCGTCCGGATCGCGGCGTCGATCGTGAACGACCCGGTGTGGCGGATCGACCTCCAGGCGTCGATCGTGAAGCTGCCAGAGGCTGGCTTCTTGACGATCGCGTTGGCCGTGAAGGAACCGCTCTGGGTCTTCTGGATGACGGCGTCGATCCCGAACGCATCGGTGATGGTCGAGCCACCGGTCACGATCGAGGCGTTGATCGTGAACGAGCCGGTCTGGGTCTTCTTGATGACCGAGTTGGCCGTGAACGAGCCGGTCGGCGTGTAGCCGAAGGTCAGGTTCCCGGACAGCTCGACCCAGGGGCTCGAGGTCGTGCCGCCACCGGACGTGCCGGTCGGGAGGTCTGTGCCGTCGTCGCCGAAGTACATCGTGACCGTGTCGCCGGTCCGGGTGGACGAGATGCGGGCGCCGATCTCGATGACGATCCGGTCGCCGCCAGCGCAGTCGTACGAGGTGAGCGCGACCGAGCCACCCTGGGCCGGGAGGGGGCGGTTCGTGGCGGACGGGTTGTTGAACTCGTTCGAGGTGCTGGTGGTGCCGCCGTAGAGCGTTGCGACCCGGGTCCCAGCGGCGTTCACCACGAAGATGCCGATCTGGCTCGTGGCGTTCGTGTTGATCGAGGTGTTCTCGCGGGCGAGGACCTGGCCCGAGAACGTGCCCGAGATGGTCTGGGCGGCGAGCGGGTCGGAGATGGCCTGGTAGAACAGGACATCGTTCGGGTTCGTGCCCGTGCCGACGACGCCGGACGTGGCCGCCACAGCCGTGTTCCGCTTGGTCGTGCCGCACCGCTTGGTGGTGACCGAGAAAGGGTTCTGCTCCCAGAGGCCGCCACCGGAGAGGGCCCCTGAGAAGTTGATGTCCGCGTTGGTGTGCGAGAGGTAGAAGCGCGTCGCCACGGGTGGGATCCCTTGTGCTCAACCCGGTGGTATCCGGGGTATGGAAAGGCCCCAGGGTGCTGCTTCCCTGGGGCCTCTCCGGTGGTCGGCGGGAGGGTAGGTCAGGTCCTCCGCCTCGGTTACTTCTTCTGTGAGCCCTTCTTCTTGGGCTTCTCGATCCGCTTCAGCTCCTGGATGTCGCCACCCATGGAGCCGGTCTTCACCTTGCTCATGCCATGCCCTTCTTGATGATGTCGATGCCGAACTTCTCGACATCGTCCCCCGCCACGACAAGACCGTTCCGGAAGACCCACAGGCGATCGACGTGACCGTCCGTGCGCTTCTTCCCGATGCCGTAGGCGATGATCTCGGTGGCGGGCATGTACCCGGTCTCGTCCGGGACACCGGAGCCGATCCCGATGTGGCGGGCCGTGTAGTACGGCTGCTCCCCGGGATGGACCCAGATGGCGATCGGGATGGACGAGTCCTGCTTGTTCACGAGGTACCACTGGCCCGGTGCCCGCATGTGGTCCGCGTACCTGGTTGCCCAGCCCCGCTCATCGAGGTCGATGACGATGGGCTGGATGCCTTCTGCCGGGAAGATCACCAGCGAGAAGGGGTTATCTCCCTGCCAGTCGGGCACGGGCCTCCTCCGCTGTCATGGTGGGGATGCCGATCTTCTCGTTCATGAACCGGACCTTCTCCTCGCTGAAGGGATCGCGCTCCGCGATCTCCCGCAGGAAGGAGCGGTGGTCCACTGTCACCTCGGCGATGTGCCCGATCTGGATGCGGGTATCGACGAGGATGTGGCATCCGGCAGAACGGGCGTCAGCGCAGAACGAGAGGTCCTCGCCGAACGTCCCGTCCCACCGGAAGATGGGCGGGGGGAGCAGGTGCTGCCGGTCCTCGAACGAGGGCCATGTCGTCCCGGCCTTGGCGACCATCCGCTCGATGGCGGTGGCCGGGATGAGGAGGAACGCGCATCCGGTGGCGTCGATCTCGACGTAGTCGGTGTCCCACTTCTCCACGAACCGGTACCGACCGCTGTCGGGCTCCCGCACGTAGAGGGTGGGGTCGTGAGGGGCGGCGCGGCGGTGGCACAGGGCCCCCAGGATGACCGGGTCATCGAACTGCGCCTGGGCCTCCTCCCAGCTCTTCACCAGGCGTCCGACAGCGTCCGGCTCCCAGACCATGTCGTCGTCGATGAAGAGAAGCCAGTCCCCCTCCATCCGCTTCAGGCACTCGTTCCGCTGCATCGTCAGGATCGAGCCCTGGGTGATGAACCGCTGGACCGACCGCTCCTGTGGGATCCATGACCAGTCCGTGGACCACAGGCAGGTGGCGGTCGATGCGTTGAGATGGTCGCGTGTGCAGAACGCGACCGTGCCGAGGGTCTTCCCGCCCCCGACATCCGATGACCTGTAGACGTTCAAGGCAGCTCGTCTCGCTTCTCTTGGATGAGATGGAGGGTCTCTGCGTACCCGCAGATGTCCACGAGATTATCGCGCTTCGCCTTGTTGACCTGGCGGCTGATCTTCACAGCCACCATGCAGAGTCCCACCTGCTCGGGTGTGACCTCTGGGATGCCCAGGATCGCGGCCCACATGCGGCCGGTCCGGGTGAAGTCCTCGATGGGGTGCCCGTAGTCAGACTGACGGGCCCCCCTGACGATGCGGTGAGCCTCCTGTGCAGGAGACTCCTCCGGCTCACCAGCCTTCAGTGACACGATCGCTGACGTGTACGGGGGCTGCGATGGTCGGACCGTGTTCCGGGTCCGTGATCCAGAACGCCTGCACGGGTGGCTCCCACTCGAAGTTGGACACGTAGGCGTACTCATCGTACCCCTTCAGCGTGCCGCCCACGATGATGTTCTTCCCGTGCCAGTACTGGTGCATGTGCCCCATGACCAGCCAGTCGTAGGGCTTGTCGGCCGCCATCTGGCGGCGTGTCTTCCGGTGCTGGCCCAGCATCAGCGGAGCCATCATCCCGGAGATACCGGACCCGCCCTTGAACTGGTCACCGTGGGTGAGCAGGTAGCGGGTGTCGTACACCTGGACCAGGGCATCGGCAGCGTCCGACACCTGGAAGGTGATGCCCGACTCCCGGAGATCGCGCTCCAGGATGCGGTACATCAGCCACTCGATGTTGTCCTGGGCCCGGTTCTTGGCGATCGGCTTGTGCGTCATGCGTCCGTGGTTGCCCACGACACACGCGATGTGCAGGTTGCCGAACTCCTTCTTGAGGAGGGTGAACGCAGACTCGAGTGGCTCCAACCAGTGGACGATCCCCTCGAACAGCGTGCCGGTGTTCGACTCCTTCAGCTCGGCATGGATGTTGCCGCTGAAGATGTCGCCACCCAGCATGAGGACGGCTCCGGAGTAGTCGATGCCCTTGACGTAGTCACGGGCCAGCTCGATGACCTTCTCGGTCCACCGCTTCAGTCGCAGCTCGGCGATGCGCCGATCGTAGGCGTTGAGGTGGTCGATCTGCTCCGGCTTGACGTTCTCCTCGAAGTGGGTGTCCGTGAGAAGAAGCGTCACGATGCCGGAGCGGCTCGATGCGGGTGCGGGGGATGTCCATGTCGGCGCGGAGAGCTTCGCCGAGTCGATGGACTGGACGAAGTCGAGCTGCTTCCGCAGCTCCTTGATCTCCGTCGCGCGTCCCTCCAGCTCTGCCCTGAAACGTCGAACCTGACGAGCTGTCTCAGCCTCGACGGCCGCTGCGAAGGCGGCCTCCTCCTGGATCGAACGGTCAGCCATGCTTGTCGCGGCGGTGCCGTCCAACGCTGTCCTGGCCGGGGGTGAAGCCACGCTTGACCATCAGCTCCCGGATCGTCGAGTGGTTGATGATGGGGTTGCCCATCACCTCGCCCCACTCCGCTTGCTCCTTCGAGGACCTGGTGCCCAACCAGACGCACACCTTGCACGACTGTCGGGGGGATTGGACCTCCAGGGCCTCATCAAGGATGCTCACGACTACCTCCTGGGTGAAGAAGAACGCCCCCTGCGGGAGGGGGCGCTCATCAGGCGACTGTGACGGCCTGGTTGCCTGCGGACGAGTCGTCCGCCGCGAGTCGGACGTGGACGGTCCACTCTCCCGCCTCGGGGAAGACGTAGTTGTTGAACTGCCACTCGCCGTCTGCGTTGCAGGCGAACACGGGGCTCCGGCCCTTCTCCTCGCTCGCCAGCTCGAAGGTCAGGTAGTACCGGACCTCGTCCATGGACAGATCGGGAGGGGTCGGCGTCGCGTCGTACGTCGTCGGGTCATTGAGCGTGAGCCCGGCGATGTCGAACTTGCAGAAGTCCTCGGTAGCCGTGGGGCTATCGGGGGTGACATCGACTGTCACTGCCATCGGTGTTCTCCTTTCAGAACTCCGGTGTGTTCTCGGGGTTTGTCCCTGAGAACGCGATCTCCCGCACTTGCGGCCACCACTCGAACGCCTGGACGAACTCCCAGCCGTATCTCGCGGCAGCACCCTTGCAGGCTTCACGCATCATCAGCGTGTTGTGCTCTCTCCACTGGTTGTTGGACTGCCCGATCCTGTAGTAGTTCAGGTAGTCCCGCACCATCTCATCGAGCGAGCGCGTATGGACGATCCGGCCGGTCGGGTGGGGCAGGAACACCCCGTTGTCGATCGGCGGTCGGCTGTGGAGCGTCCCGGGCCATCCGGCCCTGGTGTGGAACAGGCGCAGGTGAGAGTGCGGAACCTCCCACTCCATGCCCTCCGTGATGCTCCTGAACGGGATCCAGACCGCCCCGGTGTCGCACCGGTCGGCCCACCAGATGGCGTGCGCCAGGGAGCCGAGAAGGTCCTCGGTGGGCCACTCGTCGCAGTCCACCTTGAATGACCAGCGGGAGAACACCTTGGGCAGCAGGCGCGGCCCGAAGGATGCGTCGCCGAACCCGTGATGCTGGTCCTCGACCACGAGGTCGGCGTAGCGCCTGACGACCTCGAGCGTGTTGTCGGGGCTCTCCTGGACAGCCACCGCCACGTTCTTGAACCACGGACGGACGTGCGCCAGGAGCTTGTCCGCCCGCTCGGCATCGTTCCAGACGACCATCGTGAAGCTGATCTCTTCAGGGATGGGCGACGGGTACGGGATGCCGGACTCCGCCACGATCTGGTCCCAGTTCCGATCTCTCACAGCGCGGCGATCCTCACGCTTCTCTCCTGGTAGAGAGCCAGGTCATGCCCCCAGCCAGCCCCGTTCTTGGCGTACGTCTCATCCATCGGCGCACCACCGAAGGCCGGGTGGAGATGCTCCACATGGCTTCTCAGCGCACGCGCGAGCTGCCCCTTCACCTCTGCGGTGAGGAACTGCTCGTTGTCCGCGAAGTTGTGGTGGTAGCCGCTGTAGAAGACGTTGCCAGGCTCATCGAAGACGGCCTGCTGGATGTAGTCGGCGCGCATCAGGGACGCGGTCCCGTTCGCGTTGTGGAGGTCGTTGACGATCACGACGGCCTTGCCCGTCGCATCCATCACGGCCTTCGCCTCCGTGAACCAGTCCTTGTGGAACCGGACATCGTCCTGCCCGAAGAACACGGTCTCGGCGTCCCCGATGTGGCGGACGAGCTTGTTCATGCGCGTCACGTATCGGCGGTCGTCGCAGTCGGAGTCGTCCAGGAACCAGACATCGAGGCCCCGCAGGATGCGCTTGGACTCGTCATCGCTGACGCAGAACAGGAGCTTGTGCGGGTGAGGCGTGTGCTCCCGGATGGAGGCCACCACCTGCTCGATCCGGTGGGGCCTGTCCAGGGACGGAACGAGGACGGCGACCTTCGCACGCATCAGCGATCCTTCTCCGCGAAGTACCTCACGGCCCGGGCGACGCCCTCTTCGAGCGGGAGCAGGCTGGACGCCTCGACACCGACGCGCGCCAGCGTGGTGGGGTCCCCGAGGACGACGCTGCGATCCGTCTCGCCTGGTCGCATCGGGAGATGCACCAGCTCGACGGGGTCGCCTCCCGTGTACGCGGCGGCCGACCTGATGACGACCTGGGCGATGTCGTTCACCGTGGTCGGCATCCCGGTCCCGGCCTCGATCACGTCCAGGATCGCCCCATCGTTGGCGACGACCTCCAGGGTGGAGACGAGGATGCGGGCAACGTCCGCGACGTAGATCATGTCCATGATCTGTTCGCCGTCCCCGTAGACCTCGATCGGGACACCCTCCAGCGCCCGGCAGACGAACGCAGGCATGATCTTGCGGACCTTGGAGGGGCCGTACGGGGCCGCAGCCGACTGCCGGGGGCCGTAGGCGTTGAGCGCCCTGACGGACGCCATCCGGGCTCCACGGTACCGTCCGAACATGTCCACGAACCGCTCGACCGTGTTCTTGGTGATCGAGTAGGTGTTGTTCATCCAGTAGTTGCCGACCGCGATGTTGACGAGCGGCACGTCGTACTGGGCGCACGCCTCGAGGACGTTCAGGCCGCCCAGGATGTTCGTCTCCGCCGCTGGACGCGGGTTCTGGATCGTCTCCTGGGTGCCGAGCACTCCAGCGAGATGGATCACGCCCTCCGCGTGCGCGACAGCCTCGGTGACCGCCACCGGGTCGCGGGTGTCCCCCAGAACGATCGTCGAGCCGGGAGCCGGTTCACGGTAGCGCGTGTCGAGCACCGAGACCGGGTAGCCACGGTCCACCAGCTCCTCCACGACGTAGCGTCCGATGAACCCGTTGCCGCCCGTGACAAGGACATTCCTCACCGCATCCTCCAGCGTGAGATCGAGTGGGCCCCAGGCGGGGCCCCTCGTTGGTTCCGAACAGCGATGACGAGATCAGGTCTCGTCGTAGCTGTAGTTGACGGTCTCCTGCGTCCAGTTGCCCGCCGCTGCGTCCGACGCCACCTGGAGCTGGAACACCAGGTACTTCGTGGTCGCGCCCGTGGCCGAGTAGGACGCGGAGTCCCAGGTGGCCTTGTTGCCCGACGTGAAGTTGGCGAAGGTCGTGTTGGCGACCGAGCTGGTCGTGTTGACCGGAGTGGTGCCGGTCGTGTACGCCCCGGTGAAGACGAGGGTCGTGGACGAGTCCACGGCACCATCACCCCACGCCTTGAAGTTGGTCACGGCGTTGGCGGGGGCCGTGTCCACGTACAGCTTCAGCCACTTCTCGTAGCTGACGGTGCCCACGGTCACGGGGTTCGCCTGCCGGTTGGCAAGCGAGTTGGTGGCGTTGTCCGCCGAGATCAGGTCGATGCCGGTGACGGCGCTCGACTGGGTGGCGGCGTTCGTGCTGGTGTAGACACGAAGAGAGAGCGATGCGGCCATGTTTCTCCTCTGGCTGAACGGCGGCCCTGTCGCGGAGTGAGGTCAGTCCCCCTTGGGGGGCTTGTTCTCTGACGCGCCTCCGGCCCGGGCTCGTGCCTGAGCGTCATGGACCTCCTGCGCGGACGGAAGCTCGTCGAGAGAGACCGCACCGGTCGGGGTGACCATGATCAGCGAGTCGTACTGCGGGCCCTTGAGAGGCTCGCGTCCGTCCTCGATGCGTGCTTCGTTCACCGTCTTCCATGGGGTTCCGGCGAGTGCGAGCTTGTTGATGTTGGCCTTGGCGGTCGTCTCCTTCAGGTTCAGTGCCGTGAACCGGAAGGCGAGGTTGTTGTCCTCGCCGCCGAACGCCTCGTCCCAGACGACCTCTTCGGTGAGGTAGTCCTGGATCGTGGACATCAGCGGGCGCAGGCCGCGATCCTCCGACACCTGGAGTTGGATCTCCGAGGTGGAACGGTTGATGTCGAAGGTCACGCCGAGGTCCTGGGGGGTCAATCCCATCACCACTGCGATCTTCCTGACGAGATAGACCTGCCACTCCAGGAACTGCATGTCCCTGGATGTCTGGCGGAAGGGGATCCACTTCGCGCCCTTCGTGCCACCCACGAAGCCGATGGCACCGTGCCCAGCGATCTCGGACTCGAAGAACTGGCGGAACTCCCGCACCTGGTCCTTGGTGACCCCTTCACCCAGGTCCATGACGCCATCCGGCGCGGCACCCGTGACCTGGCGTCGGTTGTACTCATGGCCGAACAGTTCCGCCTCGATGGTCAGCTTCAGCGTCTCCATCGGCGACAGGCCGATGGGTGTGAACGAGCGCGGGTTGAGCATCATGTAGACCATCTCGCGGTCCTTGAACGACGCGCGGGCCTGGTTGTCCGGGTACCAGAAGTACCGGGGCTCGTCCAGGTCGCTGCCATCCCACAGCGCCGAGACGCGGATGGACCCTCCGTCCACGGGCCAGAGCTGCACCAGCTCGCCCTTGAGGTTCCGCACCTTCTCGATGACGCCCGCGTCGAGGACGAGGAGGTCCTCCACGATCGGCTCGATGAGCGACCGGAAGCTCGAGTTGTGGGGGTTCGGCGTCTGGAGGAACTTCTTCAGGTCCTTCGCCAGCCGCTTGCTGTACGGACGCCGCTGGTCGTAGGGGACGATGTCCCACTCGGCCGCCGCCACCTGGGATCGGCGGATGTTGATGGCACCCCGGATCCACTCCGATGAGGTGGCCCAGTTGCGGAAGAGCTTGACGTTCGGCTTCGCCACCCGCCCCTTGTCCTGCGCCGTGTACTGGACGGCGGACGCGGAGTAGGGCAGGTTCTTGGGACTGGTCTTGGCTCCCCGCACGAGGCCGGAGTTCTGGAACAGGGTGACAAGAGCACCCATCAGCGCATCCCCTTGAAGTGCTCCGCCACCAGATCGCCCTGCATCTGGTTCAGCCTGTCTGACAGCAGCCGCTTCTCCGATACGCGGAGGGCCTGGTCATACGTCATGGTGTGGGTCTCCAGACCCTTGAGCAGCGCGGCGACGTGGTCAGGGACCTCGCGGTCTCCGTCGCGGAACTCGACTGTCTTCACGATCCGAACCCTCCGAACACGAAGCCCCCGCCTCCCGTCTCCATGGCATAGCCCAGGGCGTCGATCTGGTCGTCGTGTCCCTTGGGGAAGGAGAGCAGCTCGATCTCGAAGTCCGAGCCTTCCAGCGAGCGGTGGTGGAACACCTTGCCGCTCTCGTAGCGCGCTGACACCGCGCGGGCGCGGGTCACCTTGTCCACGTCGGCCTTCTTGCCGACGACGGGCAACGGGGTGGTGTTGATGATCTCCTTGACCAGCGCCGACTGGAACTGGTTGGTCTCGATGACGATCCTGCTGATCTCCGGGTAGGCGTTGTACCCGTCGATCACGAACTGCCTGTGGCCCGTCTCCCGCTTGTCGCGGTACACCGAGAGGACGTACGTGTTGTAGAACTCGTCCTCGGCGACGATGGCCCGGCAGGTGTAGTCGGCCCCCTCCTTCTCGGAGGACGCCAGGTCCACACCCATCTTGAACGTGTACTTCCGGCCGGACGGCAGGGTCTGGAAGTAGTTGAACCACTCGCGCCTGAAGACGTTGCCCGCCATGAGGCCGCTGATGTCGTTGAGGTAGGAGCAGGCGAACATGGCCGATCCCATGTCCCTGCGCTCCTGCTCGAGCTTGTCGAGCGGCCACAGCTCAGGCCAGAGGGCCTTGGGGAACTTCTTGTCCTTGTCGTCCTCTTCGTAGTAGATCGCGCCCCGGGTGAGGCTCGGCCACTTCTTGTCCTCGATGAGCTGGGCGTACAGGTCGCCCTCCGCCCACCGGGTGCCGACGACGATGATCGAGCCACCGGGTGCCAGGCACGGCTTCAGCGTCTTCCAGAACCAGTTGTTGACCTTCTCCTGCTGCTCCGGGTTGGCGGTGTTCTCCTCGTCCAGGATGTCGTCACAGAAGATGAGATCGAACCGCTTGGAGATGATCGGGCCACCGGTGCCCGTGGAGTAGAGCGTCACGTCCTTGGTGCCGTGGAGGGCGGACCCGCGCTGGATCCACTCCACGTCGGTCCACTTGTGCGGACCCACCAGGTTCCCGAAGACCTCCCGGAACATCTCGTTGGACTCGATGGTCCACCGGATGGCGCGGGAGAAGGCGTTGGCCTGCTTCGCGGTGTTGGAGATCAGGCCGACCCGGATGTTCGGGTTGCGGGCGATGAACCACGACAGGAAGATCGTGTTGGCCCAGGTCGTCTTCGCGTGGCCTCGCGGCTCGAGGACGACCCCGTTCTCCTTCTTCTCGATGCGATCGAGGATCCAGGAGACCAGCTCCTGGTGGTGCTTGGCCGCCTCGTGCCCGAAGACGTACTCCCCGAACGCGAAGGGGTCAGTTGCTGCGAGTTCCCGAAGGCTTGCCTGCAGGAGGTCCTTCCAGAACTCCTCCGGCAGCGAGGCGTCCGCGAGCAGCTTCGATAGCTCGTCGGAGGAAGTCGGCGTCGGGCTTGGCGCGGTCGGTGCCGGTGACGTTGTACGGCTCATCGCGCGACCCTCCTTCCGGTTCTCCGAGCAGGACAGCGAGCTGCCTGATCGTCTCGACGGCGTCCTTGGTGGACACCGGGACCTCTCCGTTGGTCAGACGCTGGGCGTACACGCGCAGGGTGGCGCGAAGCACGGCGATGGACTCTTCACGGATGGCGGCTTCCGCACCAGCGACCTGGGCGGCCATCGTCTCGTATCCACGGCGGGACAGGGAGGACTGGTAGGCGATGCGCCTGCCCTTCCAGTCGTCCTTGCGCGCCTGCGCGGCGAGCGTGCTGAACGAGATGCCGTGCTTGGCTGCCAGGCCACGGATGCTGTCCTGGCCGGTCACGTACTCCTGCTCGACGACCTTGGCGTCGTACTTGCGGGGGGCTCCCACGGTGTCTCCTTCCGAGATGACGGCCCGTCATGACGACCTGTTGACATCAGGTTGAACATGTGTACAGGAGGGGGACAAGGACACCCTCTGGTGCTGCTGTCACCGAGTGAGGTCATCAAGAGCCATGACACGGTCGTAACCCGTCGAGCACGGCCCTGGCGTACCTTCTCCCCCTCCTGCGGGTCAACGGCCCAGGAAGTCCGCCGCGATCATCTCGAGCGCCTGGATGTCCGTGATGCCTGGTTCCATCTGATGCGCGTGCGCGAGGGCCTGGTCCACGACCTCCGCGACATCCGGCGGCATCCGGAAGGTGCGCTCGACCCACTGGGGAGCGCGTTCCTTCTTCTCATCTCCGGGCTGTGGCTTGTCCAGCCCCTTCCAGTCGAAGCCCTTGAAGCCGACGAGTCCGGCGAGGGCTTCCTCGGTGAAGGGAAGCTGCTCGAGGAGCTGCTGCGGGGACTCGTCCTTCAGCAGCTCGTTGAGCAGATCGCCCATCTGGCGAGGGTCGTACTGACCACGAAGCTCGTTGAGGGCGATCGTGAGCTTCTTCGCCGTGGCATCGTCCACGGGGCCGATGTCGAAGTAGAAGACATCGAGCCCCAGATCGGACGCCGCTCGCCAACGGTTCTCACCGTCGATGATCTGGAAGTCCCCCTTCTTCTGGGGGTGGGGTCGCACGGTGACCGGATCGACGAAGCCGAACGCCTGGATGTCGTGGATGAGCCGGGCGTAGTCACGGGCGGCCATCTTGTTCGGGTTCCAGGGGTTGGGATGGAAGCGGTCCGCCGCCGCCACCCCGCTGTTCGGCTTCCCAGCCACTACTTCCTCCGGATGTTGTCGTTCGTGACGGATACCCCCACGTCACCGTTCCAGACCTTCACGCGCTCGATGCGCGTGTTCTGGGCCAGCCGGTGCATCAACCACATCGCCAGGCCGTACGTGCTGGGGATCGACGGCTTGATCATGTCGTTGAGGGAGCGGTTGTCGATCTCCTCGATGAGACGGTCCACCCACGGGCGGGGGCTGGTCATGTCACCGAGGGGGTCGTACATGAAGTCGAACTCGGCCTCGAACGTGTGGCCGTGCAGGTGATCGCCGCACTCGTCGGGGACGCTGGTCCCCTCGTGCGAGGCGTCGATCCTGCGGGAGAAGTGGAGCCGGATGTCCAACCTGACCCTCCGAAGGGAACGACGACCCGCGAGCCACGCTACCCGCCATACGGGTGTGCGCCATCGAGTGGCGCCGTGCGTGTAGCGTAGCACGCGAAATCGTCATCGACTACAGGAACTTACCGCTTCGCCTGCTCGGCGAGGCGCTTGTTGGTGGCGGCGCGGGCGTTGCGCTTCTCCCGTGCCTCCTCTCGCGCGGCGAGGGTGGGGACGACCGGATCCCCCGGGTACTCCCGGGGCCCGAGGCCGTCGAGGGCCGCCAGGATGGAACGGGCGTGGTCCCAGCACAGGTACTGGGAGCCCTTCAGGTGCTTGCCCAGCGTGCAGTACCCCCGGCCCATGAGCTGGTGGAGCTGCCTGGCGATGGCTTCGATCCTGTCATCCACGCTTCTTCTTCTCCTTCTTGACCGCCGCGTCCACCTGGTCGAGCGGCTTCTTGCTCAGCGACGCGATGAGGCGGTTCCACGACTCGTCGCTGATGATGTCCCCGAACGCACCCGGCCGCTGGACGAGCCCGAGCTGGCCCGCCACCTCCTCGAACAGCCGCCGCATCTGGGCGAGCTTGTCCTGGAGCTGGACGACCTGGAGGCGCATGTCGGACACGGCCTTGTCGCTCTCCTGCCAGCGCGCCGACATGCTCTTGTTCTGCTGCTTCTGGGCATCCAGCTCCGCGCGCAGGGACTTCTCCGCCTGCGACCGCTGGACGGACGAGACGACCATCATCGCCCGCATCGCCAGGTACGAGTGGCGGAGGTCCAGGAAGCGATCCAGGAGGGCGGAGGTGACCGGGTCGTCCTCGGTGTGGTACCGGAGCACGGTCGGGTCGAACTCCTCGATCCACTCCTGGTGGTAGTTGACCGCCTCCTGCGGACACAGGTGCGTCTGCTCGTGCTCACCCCTGGAGCCGCACGAGCACATGACGCCGTCCGGGAGGCTGATGGTGCGGTTGTAGAAGCTCACGGCCAGCCGATCCTCTTGCGGACGAGTTCCACGCGCATCCGCGCGGGCTCCATGGCGTGGTGATCCATGCTCCAGTCCGTCACCCCCCACTGGGCGGGGCTCAGACCGAGCGGACCGAAGATGTGGTCGAGGAGTTCCAGCCCCGGCTGGTTGACCTCCACGAAGTCGCACAGGGCGGCCACGAGGATGGCGGTCGTGGGGTCCTCGATGCCCGCTATGCGGTTTCTGAGGACTTCAACGTCGATCTTGACCGAAACGGGTGGGTTTCTCGTCATCTACAGCGTTTCCAAAGCGTTTTTGGGCAAAGTGCGCCGTTCAGATCCCGTAGTAGTCGTACTCGTCCACGTCCTCCTCCCTCGCCAGGGCCCAGACCGCGAGGACGAAGGCGTAGAACAGCCCGAAGGCCGCGCCCGCGATGACCGCCAGGAGCAGGAACAGCTTCTTCACCCTTGTCCCCTCGTGCTCTTGATGCCCGCGACGCCCCGCTGGACGCCTCGAGGAAGGTCGATGCCGAAATCCATCGGCTGGGGTGCGGGCTTGACGCCCTCCTTGTCGATCGCACCGGCCAGGGCATCCCTCACGAACTCGGAGATGGACTGCCCGTTCGCCGCTGCTGCTGACCTGACCTGATCGTAGAGGGCGTCTCGCACCTCGATCTGGAGTCGCATGGCCCAAGGATACATGAGTGAGTGAGTGAGTGAGTGAGTGAGTGATGGAGTACTCACTCAGTGAGTGAGTGAGGGAGGTAGTACTCACTCACCAGGCAGCCCAGGTGGTGGGGTTGGGTGTTGCGAGGCTATAGGTGTGCGTCCGGATCTCCACTGTGCCTGTCGGCACCTCCCACGCTCCCGGGTCTTTTTGGGGGGGTGGGCGGGGAGCACACTTACGTCAGCGGCCGCTCCCCCGGGAGCGGGCGCCCCCTCCCGTTGGGCCTCTGCGCCCATGCGGGCGGGCTCGCGTTGCCGGTTGGCGACGCTAGGATCGGACGTGGTGCCCGCTTGCACCACACACAACCCCACAAGGAGGCCCCGAATGGCCCGGAAGTCCACTCAGCACTGGTTCATGGCGGAGATCGGCGGCGCATGGATGGCCGCAACGGTGGTGCGCGATGGCGACGCCGCCTACGTTCTGAACGCGGCCGGGAAGGCCGACATCGCGGTCCGGCCGATGCTCGAGGGTGTTGCGTCGCCGCACCACCAGATGGTCGCCAGCATGAACGCGGTGCGTGGTGCCGCGCTTCGAGCCAGCTACGACGCTGGTAACTACATCCCGGATGAGGAGATCCGCGCCGGGTTCCGCGATGGCACGATGCACCACGTCACGCTCGCCGACTTCCTGTGCAACGGCCCCCAGACCGTCTCGACGGACTTCGGCCTCGCGCTGGTCGAGGCTCTGGAGCTGACCTACGGCGAGCAGTAAGACTCGAAACCCCTCCATGCGTGACACATGGAGGGGTCTGCAGGGGTGGGCGAGACCCTGCACTGAAGAGCGCCCATCACACCTACTGGAGGCTCGCCATGTGGCAGCACGTTCTCGATCTGGATGACGGTCTGGGCGTCATCGAGCTGAAGGTCCCCATGGGACACAACCCGTTCGCCTGCATCCCCTGTGACGAGGAGTGCGCGTACGTGGAGTACCGCATCCGCTTCATGGATGGCAAGGTCGCTCCAATCAGCACGGAGCGGTATGCACGCATCTGTGCGGCCCCGCGCTGGCGTCGCAGGGAGCTTGTCATGTTCGAGTCCGTGGGTCGCGTCGCGGTCTGGACGACCGAGACCTACACGGCTCTCTGATCCCCCCATCCATACCCAGGTATCCAGGTACTAGGAAGGAGTTCACCTACATGGACAAGACGATGGCGGCGGCCGTGCCTTCGCTGGAGGAGACGCTTGGCATCGACCCGCGC